GTTTTAATGACACATCTTTTGCCGTCGTCATAGACAAGTTCAGAATGAATGGCACCGTTCGGGTGGTCAATCCAGAATTGTTTGATTCGTTCGCTAACTGGGGTGTATTCATCAAGATTAAAGGCCACGAGCTAACTCCCGTGATAGACGTTCCACTTCGGTATGCAATTCAAGTACTTTGGCTTTTAGCGCGTCACGCTCTGCCTGTACTTTGGCAAAGTCATCGTCGGCAAATTGAATTTCCTTGTCTCTTAGCCATTCATAGGCATCGTCTTGGTGAATGTATTCACTCATCGTGAACATCCCAAAATTCAGGTTCTACAAATTTGACAGTGCTGAGATAGCTAATGCCTTTGGACGGGCCAGAAGTTGCCAACGATGGATGCCATGAATCTCTGATTGTTTCAGCAATGTTGGGCAAGGTATGCAACGCGCCTACAGCTTCAAGCACAAGGCTTGATTCTTTGAAACGTAGTTCTAATGCCAGGTTGTGGCTCAGATTGGTTAGTTTTGCAATAAGTTCGCCTGTGCTTGTTTCCATTTGTTTCCTTTGTTATTTTCCTGATGTTGCTCGCCAGTGACCAAGGCCACCATTCTTGTACAGATAGCCACCAACTTTGACATTGCATTCAGCATTGAGCAAAGCCTTGACTACATCTTGTTTCTTACAGACTGCCCGTGTCACAGTAGCCCATGAGCCTTGAATCTGCAGCAAGCCCACATCTGGGCGTCCTGTGGATTTGCGAACTGCTGAGAGGCTCTGAGCGTTGCATCGTGATTCTCGGTATGCAATGCGAGACATTGTTGGGACAACTTTGGCTGGAAAATGCCGAGCCAATAGCGGTTCCCATTTGGGGCATGAATTAGAAGCTGCACTTGCGTGAGCTGGAATGGACAGGACGGTGAGAAGGGCTAGTGCCATGATGCGTTTCAGGTTCTCTCTACTTCGATAGGCGGTGACCAACTCAGGTAGGGAGCCAAGCGATGTGCGACTGTAATCCTAATATGTTCACCTGTTTTCAAATCCGTGAAGATTTGAACGAGTGTCAACTTGTCTCTAGACACTAACGGAAGATATCCCCAGGTGGGAATCATGGTCTGTTAGCCATCATTTTCAGCCAAAGCCAGCATCCGACCCATCCCATTATGAAACTGTATATGAATTGGGTATCGGTCATGCCCAGCCCCTAACCATGTCAAGACCTGATTGTGTGACGGCGCACACAATGCCCTGAGAGCCTGTTGAGAGCGTCCTACGGATGCCTAAGTCGTGGATAAGTCCTGCAGTGCGTAAATCTGAGCAACGCTTCCAGTAGCCCTTTATTTCGTGGCCTTGGGCTAATGCTCGGAGGGCTGCTTCCTCATCTGTCAGGCCAAGGACGGCATCGGCGTAGATGGCAAGAAGAATGGCGCGATGGCTGCCAACTTTCATGGGATTGACTTGGCGTGATGTTTCAGGGTCTGTACTCCTGAACAACGGTAAATCGAAGATGATTTTTGGCATTATGTGTTTCCTTTGGTTGAAGCCCTTTGAGTGGCTAAATGTGACTATACACAATTTGCGAAGTCAGTGGTGGATATCCCAATGGAAACAAAGACACCCACCACTTAGCCCTAGCTCGCTCAAACAAGCTAGGAGTTCTTATGGCTTAGGAATACTACGCCACAGGGCTTCGTACTCATCGCCTGTCATATCTGCGTATTTTGGCGCAAGTTCGCAATGTATCCAAGTTGCTTTTTGAGACCCACCATTGTCGCTTGCGGACCAATCCTTCCAACCCCTGCCAATTCTCCATCCTCTACCCCACGTCTCGCAGCCTTTTTTGGTAAGTCCTGAATAATCGTGGACCTCCTCCAAGCCGAGCAAAGCAGCGTGTTGAACAAACCAAAGAATGGCTTCACGGCCTGAGTTTTTGTCAGTTCCAAATGAGGTATCAAGCGCCCTAGCGGTCGAATGGACGGATTGAACTCCAGGTTTCCCCACGATATCACGAACTACCCAGGTGCCAAGGTTTTTAAAGCCCCATCTTTTGTTGCAAAGGAGGACAAAGCGTTCAGTGCCTGGGCGTTTTGCTTTGGCTATGCCGTCAGATGTTCCTGTGTATTTGCTCATGCTGGTGGGTCTTTCGGTTTGTCCTTTAAGCCGTTACCAGCAAGCAAACCAATCAAGCCACCCGAAAGAGTCAGCAGCATTGATGACAAGATGTTGATTTGTTGCGCGTCAAGCTCTGCCATCTTTTCAGGCTGTGTCACAAATAGCAGTCCGTACAGGATTGTAAACACTGAGCCGACGAAAGAGAGAGTCAAGCCAAGTGCGACGACCATTACAATGCGTGCTTTGATTTCTTCGTTGCTATGTCTGTTGTCGGGTTTCATCGGCATTTGCCTCCTGTGCCGTATTGCGGAACTGTTGTGGTTTCTTTAATGGTTGATGCGGTAACGCTCGAAAGTGCTTTGTTTTTTGTTGGTGGGCAGTTCAGGCGTTCACGGTCTGCGCAAGCGGTAAGCGACCCCAAAAACAGCAATATAATCAGGGCTTTTGCAGGGTTTGCAATAGTCATTGAATCCGAGCAATCTGGATTTGTGCATAAACCTCATTATCGCCAAAACTACAAGCCACCCCTAATCCATTGGTGGCGGTTGCGGTTTGAAATCTTTGCTGCAATTCGAAGTTTTTTGTTGCAGTAATAGTGAACACCGTTTGCAAAACCGCAGCCGTTTGTGTACCGTCAGAAAAAGAGTTTTGACCCAATGCAATAGTCGTTCCGTCTGTAGTGTTTTGCAAACGTAATCTGTTCCTACTTGTAAGGTAACTAGGCGCAAATGCTGTCACCGCGTAAGTCCCTGCCGGCAATGAAATGACGCTTGATGCAATGCTGCAACTCGTAATGTTGTTTACAACGGTTGTGTTAAGTGTGCGTTTTACATACGAGCCAGATGTTGAAGCGCCGCCGTTTGTGCCGCTTGCCTGTTGTTCGTTAAAAATTGCTACATCTTGGAAATTGTCCAAAACACCATTTAATTGTGCTGCGGTTAAAATTGCCCCAGCAACATAATCTGTCCAGTTTGCGGTCATGTTTTGTCTCCTTTAGAAACTTAGTAGGTTATTGTCAAGCGTTCCGAAGATTGCATCGTCAAGGGTTAAGTATTGGTTGCCGTCCGTACTTTCAAAAGTGTACGAAATGACATGATTGCCAGGTGTGATTGTATGGTTTACGCCTGAAACAATCAAGGTTTGACTGTCGCTTGATGGGGTGCCAACAACAAAGTTTTTGACAACTGTGCAGATGCTGGTCAGGTCAAGATTCAGTGCAATGTTTTGTTGGGCTGTTGTCATTGCTGACAGTTGGCTTTGTAATCCGTTAAAACGCAAAATGGGGTTTTGGTATCGACCCAAAAGGTAAGAACCAAGGCTGGCCACTTCTGTTGTGGTGCTGTTCAGAAGGCTTAAAAGGCTGTAGGTCTGCGCCTGATATTGGGCGATGGAGGTTGCATTGCTGACTGTTTGTACCGCGCCTGCTTCGGACTGGGTGCTGATTATGTTGTAAAGTAACTCATCGCCATACTGGTTCATAAGACTGTTAAAAGGTAATCCTGTCCCATCGCCGTTAAATGTGGCTCCTGATACTGGGTTTAAGACGCTGGACCTACCCTTAAAAGTGAGGGTGCCGTTTGCGCTAATAAACAGGTAGCCCTGTTCCGAGGTGTTGATTTGCTGCAGATAGTTTAGGCAGTTTGTGTCTTGGCTAATTTCAAAAGCACCAAGAGTGGATGAACCAGTGTCAATTGAACGCGCCCCTTGATAAGCAATTTCGGTGAAATTTAAGACGTTATCAATTCGTACTCCGCTTTTTTCAACTGATGGCGTGACGGCGTTGATTTGCTGGTTTGACAAAACGGTGAAGTTGTCCGCGCATTGCACTGTGGCTGTGTCGTTAAACCCTAAGTCATAGTTGATGTCCCAGTCTGTGACCAGGCCTGTATAGATGGGAATACCGTTGGCAAGAATTTGAACAGGCAAACGGGGAACAACACCTGTTTGATTTGTGGGCGCACCAATCCAATACGGCGATGACTGGTTTAACGGGTCAAATGTGCGGGTCTTATTCCACAGGTTTATTTGCGCGGTCCCACAGTTAAACTCGTCAAGTTGACGTGAACGACCACGAGTAATGGAAACAGATTGCACAAATTCCGTGACATCAGCCAATTGGATTCCACCCAAAGTTCCACGGCCTGCAGTGTTAAGAACACCATAGAAAGCGTCGTCAAGTTGAAATGGTTGACCGAACCCAACAGTGGTTTGAAAACCAATTAGGACTTGAAGTTGTGGCTGGGTCATACCGACACGAAAACCTGTCCTGAGAGTCTTTCGGCGCTCTTGATTGCTTCAATGATGTCACGCCCAACTTGGGCAGGGTTTGAAACAAGTCCAGCTTTAACATCAATTGAAATATTGTTAACAGTCCCGACTGCAGCTTGTCCTGCAGCAACATTGCCTCCAAAGAATGCGTTGCCTGCAGCAAGACCGAGACCAGAAGCTGTAGAGGCCAACCCACCAAGTGAAGCATTAAGGCTTGCAATACTTAGACCAGATGTTCCGACGAGCATTTCCTGTGTGACCTGTGCGCCAACGACTGGACCAAGATTTAAGAGTTGTGCCAAACCAGCTTTTTGAAGTCCTTGACCGACCAAAGCTTGCAGGTTCTGGGCAAAGTGTTTTGCCTTTTCAATTTGGTCTGAAAATACTTGTGAATAGTTTGAACTAGCTGCAACTGATTGTGCTGTTGACACGGCTGTTTCAGAAAGCGCCAGAGTGCTGTTGGCTTCCGCCAATTTTAGTTTTGCATCCGTCAAATCTTCTGTTGCGGAAATGATTGCTTCTGGGTCCTCACCAGCCTGAGTTTTAGTGAGTTTTTTCAAGGCATCGTCAACGTCTTTGGTGGCTTTTGCTACATCTGCGTAAGCGTCTTTGCGGTCTTTCAAGGCGTCTGCTACGCCCTTAGCTGCATCGTCTTGTGTTTTGATGGCATCAGAAAGGGACACCATGCCAGTAATAGAATCTTGGGTTGCATTGGCAAAATTTTGCAGTTGTTCTTCGGCGTCTTTTAAGTTGCTCTTGACACCTTTAACTGCAGTTGATAAACGACTTCTAAGAGTGTCAGCGTGTCTCTTTGCAGCCTTTTCAGCTGCATCTTGTTTTGCAGCTAAGTCTTTAAGTTCCTCTTTGGTTGGCTTTAAGCCTTCCTCATAAGCTCGCAACATGGCATTTTCAAAAGAACGAAACTGACGAGACAAGTTTCGGGTTGAAGTCACTGTTGTGTCTTGTTCGCCAGCCAAAAGGTGCAGAACTTGTGCCATGTTTTTAAGTTGTTTGACACCAGGAATAACGTTGGCAACCATTTCAAACACAGTTTTTGAAAACTTGCCGTTTTCTTCTGATGATTTTGCAGTCGCAACTGATAGCACATTGCCTAAAACAATTGCGCCATCGGTTGCCACGGGGAGCAATTGTGCGCCAATGGTTGCGGAAAGGTTTTTATATTCCGCGTTTAAGGTTCGCGTTTTGTTGGCTAAGCCTCCAGAGGTACGCTCGAAGTCCCCTTGTGCGTCTGACGTCTGGGCAAGGATTTCAGCTTGTGTTGCAAGAATCTTTTGTTGGGCTGTGAGAGCGCCAGTTCCATCGTAGATTCCTAGAGTGCTGGCACGTTGTTTAAGTGTGTTGTCGTTAAGTAGAACGCCATATTTTCTGATGGGTTCGGCTTCTCCGCGAAGTGCAGCACCGATTGCTGTGATGGCTTCCTCTGGTGAAGTGTTGGTAAATGAGGCCATGTCAGAGGCCAGAACTGTGAAGTCAGTTGAAAAGTTGACTAAGTCCTTAGCGCCAAGTCCTGCTGCTTTCCCGAAGATAGCAAAGGTGCCTGCAGCGTCCAGTGCTTGTTGTTGTGATTGTCCAAAAGTAGATGCAGCTGTTTTGGCAAATGCTTCAACTGATTCGGCTGATTTGCCGAAAATGACTTGGTTCTTGCTGACAGTTTCCTGCAGGTTAGAAGCTGCAGTAATGCTTGATTTGATGCCGTCAATTAACAGCCCAGATGCGACGCCTACAGTGGCATATCCCTTGACTAGAGATTTGAGGGAGCTGTTTGCGGTGGTGACGCCTTTGTTGTTGTAGGTCGTGACAATCGGGAGTGTTACTGCAGCCATTTGATTATTTCATTTCTCTGTTCACGCGCAAGATTACATCCTGCACAATGCCGTGAACGGTTGCTGTGAGATGAGGAAGGTGTTCTTCGCCTCCAGGCCACATATAGCGAGATGGGCCTGTTCTGCCTTTGCGTTCACCAGCTGTGTGAGGAACATCTTCTGCTGCCAAGTTTTCATTAAATTTGTTAGCTGGTTTGCCTAAGTTGCGAGAACCTGCATTGTCGTAGATAGCACCAGCTGGGTTTGCTTGAATGATGCTAAACATGGAATAAGCCTTGTTGCCCATTTGGGCTTTGCGCTTCGGCCCACCAATCTTGAAACGGATGCCTCGAAGGATAAGTTGTTTGTTCCATTCAGTTGCTCCTCCTCTGCCAGCAACTAGCTCACCACGTCCAATGCCTGACTTGCCACCAGACGAGTTGAATGGTGTCAGGTCAGAGTCAATGAACTTCAAATAATCCTTAATGGATTTAATGGTTGGCGCTGCTTCCTTACGGATTTGGCGGTTCATTTCCTTCACATAATCAGGTTCAAGTTTTTTCAATCGCCTAAGCGTCTGGTCAAGGCCCTGAATCTTCATATCTGATGGAATGTTCGCCATTACTTTTTTTGCCTGTCTTGAAGGGCTTGGCTAAGGGTGCTGATAAGTGTTATCGGCATCTCTTTGAGGTCTTGCCAGGGAATCCCAGAAAGGATTAGTCCTGCGATGACTCCGTGGATGCCGTCTCGCCAAAAGGGATGCGCTCCACGCGGTACGACACGCCTTTGACTTCTGATTTAAATTTCTCAATGTTGGTGACGTGGCCTATTTGTTTCATGGACAAGTAACTAAGTGTTACTAGGTATTCCATAGATAGGTTTTCGTCAACAGCTTTAATGATTGAAACGGTGTGGAGCTTCTCAAATTCTAAGAGGCTTGATACCGATAGGGCGATTTCATGTTCGCTCCCATCGACCAGCACAGTGGCGATGTGGAGTTCAAACATTAGACGATTGGTGCTGTGTAAAGGCCACCAGCAAAGCTGATGCTCCCGACAGTGGCTAGGTCGCCCACAGCGCCTGTCACGGGTCGATATTCATTCATTAGGCAATTCGTAATCGTGAAGTTCGGATTCGTCGCGCCTACTGCTGCTGATGTTGGTTTGACAACAACAGTGGTTTGAACACCAACAAGTGCAGTCAAAGTTGCGTGAACTTTTGACGTTGCAAAGTCTTGGTTAAACGAAATTGTCACCATGTTGTTTTGAATTCCGCCGACAAACTGGTGTCCGTTGGTTGAACTTGCTGACATTGCCGTGGATTCGACTGAATCGACAGCTTGTACAAGCTCCACGTTTGTGACATAGGTAGTCAGGTCAATTGAGTTGACGGTGACTTGGGCATCTTTAAGTACGAAAATAGCCATGACTATTCGGCCTCTGCTTTCTTGGTTGTTTTGGTTGGTTCGATATGGCCTGCACTAATGAGGGCCTCAATCGATGAGCCTTGCAGCTCATCATCGGTGATTGTGTCGCCAAGCGATTTGCCTGCAACAAGTTCTGATGTCACTTTGTAAGTAGCCATGTGTTCCTTATGGGTATGCCACCCACGGCACCGTGATGGTGTACGCGGGCAGTTCTTGATTGCCTACAGAATAAACCGTAGGTGTTGCGTCTGTTGCTGAGGTTGCATCAATAACGATGTCCATAGTGTCCAGAAGCGCGATGAGTGCGTCAAGGTTGCCAGGTGGTGGCATTAAAACGTTGACAGGGAAAGAAAGCGACAATTGGTTTGTGGTTGAGCGCGTCACTTGTGGTGGGTCAATGATTACCGAAAGTGGGCGTGCATTGCGAGAGTCTGAAACAACAACAATGCCAGCATTTTCGAGCGTTGAAACCAGGCGAAGCCGAGCATCGTTTGTGCGTCCCATTATGCGACCTGCGCTCTGTTACATCCCCAAAGCCTAAGAATGTCGCCCATAGCAACAGGGTTGTTGCCAGAAGCTAGTGATTCGTAAGACTGGAATGAATCTCCGCCTGCTGAACCTCTTGAACGATAAAGCTGTGCAGCCATCATTGTTGTGCCAAGTTTGACGTCGGCACTTGGTGCCGTAGCAAGCACATCAGAAAAATATCCTGCAGCGCGCCTTCTACGGAACGCAAGCGCGTTGGCTGCATCTGTGCATACAGTTACGAAAGCAGTGTCATTGGCCGAAGCTGGCGATACGCCCAAGAATGACAAGACTGACGCATTGTCGGTCCAAGTGCAAACACTGGTGTATGTGATTGTTGCAGTGTTTGCAGCTGTGTCCCGTTGTACGTCATCGCCAGCGTCAAAGTAGATGACTTGATTTTCGCGGAAAACATTCCAGTCAAATTCGAAGTCACCTTCTGGGCCTACACCTGTGAATTCGTAAGGCTCGGTGGAGATAACTGTGAAGTTGCCGTCCATCCCGTCGCCCACATTCGCAACTGTTATCGCCTGCCCCATGAGAATCTCATTTGGAAGGAAGGTCTGCAAAACCACAACACCATCAAGGCGTTCGCGAAATGCAATCGATAAAACAGTCACGACAGTGAATCCACTAGTTCGTCTTTATCAGACGAATGCAGCCTTGATTGTGAGCGTTGGGTCAATGACCTTCGATGCCCAGTACCCTCTGAATGCAATTTGGCGAGAGAGCTGAGAAGGCATTTCCACAGAAATTGCGCCCTTAGCCATTTCATACGATTCAAGCGCACGAGGGTCAAGGATTGTCATACCTGCTGAGGTCAAGTTGCGGTCAACAACAACGCGAAGCCCGAACGCAAATGCGCCCATGGTGCTTGCTGCATTAAGTGAACCGAAAGCGTTCATTGGGCCAACCTGTGGGAACAATGGGCGGTCAGCGGTGTCGCTGAGGCTTCCCATCAATTTCCAGACGTTGGGTGACACAGCCAAGATTGACGGAAGGTTTCCGTTTGAACCTGTGAGGATGTCTGCAGCTGCGGTGTACATCCACTCAACCCAATATGCAGGGTCTGCGATAGATGCGTTGGCAAAGTTGTTGCTGTTGGTTGTACCAGTCTGCAATTCTGAACAAGCGAGCAAATCCGTACGGTCCGCATAGACGCGAGCCATGTCATCCAACAAAGCACCGAGAACTTCTGGTTGTGACCAGTCAAGTGCAGCTTCTGAAATTTCAACGTATCCACCTTGGATTGTCTTGGTGATTTGAACGTCATCAATTT